AGAATAACTAAGTACATCTTGAGACATGTACTTATTCGTGAACACCGAGAATAACATCTGGTTAAAGTTGGTTCCGCGTCTTTGAACATAGAACGCAGCATTACCAATGATTTTACCAGCTTGTCCTTGTATAGATCCATTAGCTGAATGCTCTACGGCTGTAATGGATGTAGGGCTAATAGCAGTGTTAGGCTGTCCTGAGCCTATGATCCACTCTGCCGCAGCTAGTCCTGCCATAAGATCTGTTTGAGCATTAAGCCAGTTGATAGGACCGCGGCTAGGTGCGTTTAAATCAAAAGCTAGGCCATATGTAGGCTGAGACTGATCTATTAGCGCAAAGTTCTCTATGTCGTTTGTTTGAGTAGCCCAAACGCGTTGTGGTTGATATGACGTTGAAGCATACCACATACGTTGCTGATATACAGTTACGGCTTGCGGGTATCCTCTAACATCAGACCATGCACCTTCTGACCAAAATGTTGTAGGCGTTGTAGCATATAAAGCATGTCCAACAACTGTAGCTGTAGCTGTGTAAAGAGTGCTTACGCCTGTAATTTTAACCAGTCCGTAAACGTATTGATTATTTGCTGTAAGGACAACGCGTGGCGGTGTGGAGCTGGCAACAGTTGCTGTACTCCCACCGATAAAGCTAAAAGTATATAAACCACCAGTAAGCTCTTGGCCTGAGATTGAGTAGTTTGCATCGTTCTTACTAGTTAAGGTTACAATGTTTTGATAAGTAGTTCCGTTGTCGTAGCTAACTTGGGCTGTAAAGTTACCTGTCCAAGTGCCATAGGTTTGTATTTCCCATGTGCCAATAACGTAAAGTGTAGTAGTTCCGCCATTCCAAGAACCACTACCAAAGTTGTAATTGCCAGCACTTATAGTTGCAGCATCAAATTCTATGTTGGACGTAGGACGATTGTACGCTAGTTGCCAATAGGATCCAACATGCCCAGATAAGAAAGTGTTTTGCTGTGTCCAATATCCAAGAGCTAAATCCTGACCAAACGAGCCACTGGAGTTTGATGTGTTGGATACAATACAATTATAGATGTAAGTATTAACTCCGTCTGGACTTCCGCTTACTGTATTGCCTGGCACGTAAACAGTGCTGTTAGCCCAAGCTGCATTAGGGTTAGCTGATAGCGTAATACTGCCAGACGTAGCAGAAGCTGTTAGAGTTAAGTCTGTAGCGTTCTCATCCAACATTGCTGGCGTGAGAAACTGAACTTGCTGCATTGTCCAGTTGGTATCTGAATAACGTGTTAGCTTCCAAACGGGGTAGTTAGGATGAACTATATAAACAACGTCGTTTATTTGTTCAAATTGTAAGCTGAATATATCAGCAGCCCAATAGTTAGGAGCTGTAAAGTTATTAGCGTTGTACGGCGTAGGTACCTGAAAAGCAGTTTGAGATCTCCAGAAATTGTTACCAATGGTTGTTCCTGGACGATTGGTGCTGCTAGCTAACACAGGTCCGTTGTAACAATAATAAGTTACTCCTGCATAAACCACATAAGCTCCTATAGCGTACCATGTGCCGTTAGTGTACGTTGGTAAGGTAGACTGTACTGTCTGTATCTGTGTAGCTGTAGTGCCACCTGTGTAAAATCTTATACCATTCTGAAAGAACTCTAGTATGTAAGTTGTTCCAGGAGCGTATTGAAACTTAACTAGTCTTGAAAGTGGGGATGTATAAGCACCACGCGTCTGTCCTCCCTGTGCTACGAATTGCGTACCAGGACGTCTTGTAGCTCCTCCCTGTTTCATAGGAACCATATTCCTTAGCTTGCGTGCGGCCTTTCTGTAGTTAGGCAAATCAACGCGAGAGTCCAACGTAGGCGACCATTCGCCTGCTGTGAACGCAGAGAGAGTATTAAGCGTGTGTGGCATTATCCGTTAGTGCTTCTCCAACGACTCCTAATGAATCGGGATTCGCTTACGATATTATACCGACGTAGCTTATCTTCACCAGCATTTTTAGTACGGGCTTCAGAAAGAACTTGTTTGTATTCCTGTCTAAGACGTAACGAAAGAGTGGCATCATCTTTACGCAGATCCGTGGCTATAGTTGCCGCGAGCTTTAAAGTTAATGCGTCTGTAAAAAGTGCATCATACTTGGTGGTATCTTGCTGATACTGGACGTACTTAATGTTAGCGTATGTCTGATTGGTATAGAGAGCATTTTGGAATATCTCGTGGCTTGCCCCTTGGCTACCAGCCGTACCCCATGCTGTTGCTCCTCCGCCCCATACATTGTTGTTATTAAGCTCTATAAGAGTGATAAAGTCGCCAGGTAAGGCATAGGCATAAGCCCATTCACTTGCAGGCACTGTGTTGCCAGGAAGTGGTCCTAAATAGGATGCAGAGAATAAGTTGGTCTGAAACCAATAACCTTTTGTTAAATCTCCTGCAAAATTGGTAGACGCTACGTTAGCTATCAAACATTGATAAAGATAACCCGCATACGTTACGTAAGCATTAACAGCGTAGGACACACCAGGAGTCCATACCGTTGCTGTTGATGGGATGTCTGGATTGTTTGGGTTGGTTGCCGTTGATGGAACAACAAGCTGTGGCAACGTCGCCAAAGCCTTTAAACAATTCCACGGAGCTTCACGAGCTACCGATCCAAACGCTTCGTTCCATGCTACATTACATGCAATAGCATTAGCATCTGTTTGGTTGTTTATACTTTGTATCTTACGTTGCCCTAATTGCATTAGAGCCAGATTACAAATGTCTGTCTGGGAGAGTTGTTGCATGTTATAAAAAAGTTAGGGCTACCACCAGCGTCCAACTCGCGGATGATAGCCCATATACTCTATGACGCCGAATTAAGGTTTAATAACCCTTAAGCGGAATACTAAGGTACCACCAGTTGTAACGGTGGCTAATGTTGCGAATGTAGCAAATATCCATGCGCCTGACACACCAGTGCCAGCAGATGAACCTGTAGGCTCAACAGCTAATGCACCAATTTGGTAAGGGATGTTTAATGATACGCCACCTGTAAAGCCGATCTGCGTTGTTGTAGCAGCAGCGACGTTTAAGGCAGTTGAGTAGCGAGTAGCTGATGCAACTACAGCAGTGGAACCATAAATATAGTTACCAGTTGTGTCGTCGTCACCTACGGTGATTGTAGCAGTTGTTGCTATACCAGTTGAGCAGACAGAGCTGTAAGCTGGATCAATCATTGTACCTGGTTGTGCCAAGTATAAACGGATTGTGTCCGATGCTGCTTCTGTGCCTGTCATCGTGTACGTAGCAATAACTTCTTTTACAGAACCGATTTCTAATGCTGGATCGTTAAATCCTGCTGAACTTCCCTGAGCGGTCATACCGCCACCTGGGAAATTTAGAAATGGTTGCTGTTCTGTTGCGATTGAAGAATAAAATGTAGCCATGGTAGTTTGTTCCTTTGTTAATTATTATTCTTATTGTGTTTCGTCACAGGAGATGAGAACTACGCCAGCTTCTTCCATACGAGTTGCACCAGCAAAGTATGTGGTACGAACTTGAATTGCATGGGATTGCTGAGGTAAGATGTCGATCTTTGTGGACTGACCCTTTGTTTCACCAAGGAGTAAGAACTTCTTTTGGTAAGCGATACAGCTACGGATTGAAGGTGTACCAGCGGTTGGTAGTAATTGAGTGCGAACAAAGCGGAAGCCAGCGAACTCATCAAGACGGCCTTTCATTAAAGCACGAACGTCGTTGTAGAGAACTGAGTCTACTTGGTCTACATTCAACAACAAATCATAAAGCTGTTTAGCTGCATAGACTAAAACGCGATCGTTTTCTGGAACGTCGTTTGCGTCTAATACGTAAACTGCTTCAAGCAACTTTGCTAAAGTCATGCCTGTGTTTGTGTTGCCTGGGAACTGTACGCCAATTTGCTGAGAAGAAGGTAGTGCAGTTGCTGTTGTTGCTTGTGCGCCTGTATAGTTAGTGCCAAGTGCAGCGTTGATGATGAGCTGATCCTTTAAACGATTAACAGCGATAGCGTGATTCATCGCGATAATGTTCTGTGGATCAGGGAGTGAACCGAGAAGAACTGAATCATCCTCGTCAATCCATGTAGCTTTTTGATAAGCTGTTGGGATGACCCAACGGATAGCTGTAGGTACATCAGATGGTTCTGTCACTGCTGCACGAGCTGTTTTTTGGCTCATTGCATAGGACTGTGATCCCATTTGATCGTAGCGTTTTTGGTTACCAGCCACTGTGTCAGACACGTACATGCCTGCTAAACGGTGGTCGATTTGTTGCGCCATAATCTCGTGCCAGACTGTATCGAAAGCTGGCTCGTAATGCGGCGGTAGTGTAATAACTCCTGATGCCATTGTAGTAAAAAATTAAGTAAGTTGTTTTCTCTATCGTTTGTTGCCCTACCCCCAGAGTATCACTTACGCGGTCTGGTTCTCGGAGCTGGTTATCCGATCGACCGCTGGGTCTAGCTAAGCTAGAGTGTCCTTTGTGTGGATCTGGCCCTATTGCAAGAGCCAGACCCCAGATCTGTCAAGTGGTTTCCTCGGTAGAAATACCGATTAAATCCTTTTCACGTAACATAGTAACTAACTCACCATCAAACTCCCAGTCGTCTCCTGCCACGTTTTTGACCGCTACCCTATCGCCGACCTGTACCCAGTCGCATTTAGGGCCACGTCCAAGGACGGTAGCAAAGACGGTAGGACTAAAACGAGGGGTACGCTCAGCTATTGCAGGAATAACTATGCCTCCCATCGTTGTCTCTTTTGGTCTATCTTTTAACACTAATACTTTAACGCCAGTTGGAATGACGGTTCTCATTATTGTTTTTTAGGGACTTGAATAAACTCTGTTGTTGGTTCAACTATCTCTATATCAGATAGTTCTGTCAATTTATCTTTGTTTGTAACCTTAAGGATAAGGTTCTTAATTGGGTTATTAGTTGGAGGTAATCCTTGGGCTACCCTTCTGCGGGCTTGGATGACTGGCAGGATTTCTTCGTTATACCTTTTGGCGGCTGCGTTGGAGTCAACGGAGACTTGCGTGACTTTCTTGGCTGCTTTTTTGGCATATTGTTGTTCGTAGAGCTCGTCGTCGTGAGTCTCTTGAGCTTGTAGCTCCCTGTAAAGATCTTCGTGATTAGCCATTAGCGTGACCCTCCTCTTTGCGGACGATTGGATGCAGCTTTGACCCATAGCTTATTAACGCGGTTTACCACCTCGTCATGGTTCTTATGGTTCTTATCCCAGTAGGCTTTATAGTCTGCATGTTCCTTATTAGTCGAAACATCCCTAGCTGCGGCGTTAGCTTGCTCAGGAGTCATTTGGTCTGGGGACAAAGACATGTTCTTTGCGCTCTCTCCCTTTATCATACTATCTTCGCCTAGAGCTTTGCCTACCCTAGTCATAATAGCCAAAAAGGTGGCATTCTTGTAAAGGGGGTTCTGTGGGTCTGCTCCGTAACGAGCTCCTGCGCGTTCAGCCAAGTCTTTAGCTTTGCCATAATCTAAACCTTCCCTTTGAGCTACCTCGCGGAATAGAGCGTCTTGTTTCTGAAACCACTCTTGTTCCATCTTCTGGTTCTGTTCTATAATCGTTTTGGTGTGGGCTATTTCGGCCTGTGCAAGCTTTTGCATAGCCGTAGGGGACAGACCCTCCTCATGTGCAACCTTTGCCATCATATTGGCGTAGTTTTGATCCCAGAGGTTGTCTGGTAGGTCTTGTGGTTTAGTTAGGTTATAGCCCTCTGGATTCTCAGGAGCGCCATTAACACGGCGTATTATAGCCTGATGTTCCGCCTTCATCTCTGGCGTAGCATCCTTTGGTAATGGGTCAATAATACCTTTTTTGGTCGCTAGAGTTTTTAAACCACCCCATGCTTTTACAAACTCATCGTGAGTTTTATAACGCTCTAAATCTGGACGCATTTTACGTACTTCATCAGGAG